TCACCACGCTGGAACCCAGTCCCGGCGCGGCTTGACGAGTGATAGCAGCTTCTTAAAACCCTCGGAAAAAATTTCCAGTCCCTTACGCTTGGCATCTTCCTGAGCCAGCGTCAAAAACACTTCTCGCACGTCCATGCCGGCTTCCTTCGCCAGGAGGAATGCGGTCGCGTAATCGGGCAAGCTTTGGCCCCGCGCGTAGCGGTCCATGCTCGATTGGGACACTCCCATCTCTTTTGCCGCTCGGTTCACGGTCCTCCCGTGCAGCGCCTTAGCTATCAATTCTTGGTAGCTCATAGAAACCTCTCATTAGCTCGGTTACCCGTGTCCGGGTAATGTCGCGATTACCCGGACACGGGTAACCCACCAGTGGGTGGGGCAGAACGAAATATAACGGGTTTACCAGCCGGGGGGTTAACGAATGGGCGCAGGCGCACGCAAGGCCGTTGCACGGCCGAGACTGGGGGTAGACCCCTTCACCAGCCCAAATCGTCCCCAATGGCTGGTAGAGGTCCTGGCGCAACGTCAGGCCGAGCAGCAACTCCGGGCCCAGCAGGCCATTTCCCGCATGTATCGCCAACAGCAGGGGCTGATCTGATGGCCATGCGCGTCGACATTCACGGCGAGGTTCTGGGCGGATCAGCTGGCCTGACGGACGCCCGCCCGCAGCGCAGCGAGGACGGACGGCCGGCAGGCCGTTCCCCCCGTCCTGTAAAACGGGGGGAAAGTGGCACGCAGGGGCGGCAGCAGACGATCGTCGATTGGTTGACTTTCACATTCCTGCCGACCGGCAGCATCGGCGACGCCTTCGAGCAGCTGGCCCGCTACTTCCAGCTCTGGTTCGGTTTGCCGGTGACGCTGACGGCCAACGGTTACGGCTTTCGCCGCTACGAGTCGAGCAGCGACGTGATGGCCTACGTCAACGGCCAGACGGTGCGCCTGGGGATCATCGGAGCGGGCGGCGACCACGTAGGCGGCACGATCTGCCTGGACCTGTCAGGCGTCGGCTGCGCGGCCGTGGTGGACTGGGATGCGGTGTATGCCACGGTGCAGGACCTGGACGCGCGCATCACGCGCTGCGACCTCGCGCGCGACTTCTGCGAGGGGGAAGTCACTGTCGACCAGGTCGAAAGCCTGTACTTCGCTGGCGACTTCAATGCCGGCGGGCGCATCCCGGTGTATCGCCGCATCGAGAGCGGGGTGGCCGGGGCAGGGGCGTGCGGTGGGCGCACGTTGGAAATCGGTCGTCGCAAGAACGGCAAGATGCTGCGGGCCTACGAGAAGGGGCGCCAGCTGGGCAAGCAGGACAGCGAGTGGCTGCGCATCGAGATCGAGTTCCGCAGCAAGGATCGCGTCGTCGATCACCGCATCCTGATCGAGCGTGACAGCTATTTCGTTGGGGCCTACAAGGCGCTGGAAGCGTTTCTGGACGCCGATCCGAAGCGTCTGGCCACCGACCAGAAGACGGCACTGGAAGTGCAGGACGAGATCGTCTGCGAGCGCGCGCTGGACCACGCGCAGCACCAGTACGGGAAGCTGGTCGAGTACGCCAGCATCTCCGACCGATATCAAAACGCCGCTGCGCTTGTGGCCCGGATCACCCGCAGAGGGGTGCCGGCGCAAGCGTTCAAAACTGCTGTGGCGCGGCACGTGCATGGCGGGCACGTCATCCCGTCAAATCTCAGGGAGTGAACCATGGAAATGCTGGCACGGGTGACCATTCGTGGCGCCAAGTTTTGGGTAGGCAATCTGGACGGCCGTCAGATGGACACCGGCACGATCTACACCGATGTCGAGCTGCGCGGCGAGGACTCGAAGGGCGTCTGCACGCAGGCGCTGAAGTGCGAGAACTCGGGCATCGTCAAGTCGATCATCAACAACCCGTTCCCGTTCATTGCCGAGATCTCGATGATCGAGACCAGCAACGGCAAGGACAAGGGCGACGTCAAGGTCGTGACCAGTATCAAGCCGATCCAGCGCGTCGACGAGAAGAAGGCCGCGTGATGACGTCGGAGGAGGTTCGCGCGCTTGGGGGGCTGGTGGAGGCGCTCGCGGTCGTGGCGTTCTTCTCCGGCATGTTTGGCGCCTTCGCCTACTCGCTGCTCTGCCGGGTCTTGACCTGGCTGTTTGCCGAGCCCGTGGGGGCGCGTTTTCGCGAGTACCGCAAGGCTTGCGACGCAGCGCTGCTGCGACACATCGAAAGGTAGGCGTCGTGGCTCAGTGCGTGATCTGGCAGAACGGTGTGTTGGTGGCGACGGCGGATGCGCCGGAAGCGTGCCAGGGCTTCGTGATGCAGACCGCAGCTGAGTACACGTCAACGCTGACACTTGCCAAAGCTTTACAACCACCAGCAGGCACCGATATCGGGGCGGCCTTCCTGCTGGGCTGGTCACTACCGGTGCTGTGCTTCGTCGTGGCACGTTTGGTCCGCTCCGTGATGATTTGGGAGAAATGAGATGAACAAGGTCATGGGTCGTGCAATCGTTACGGGTACGCTGCTGTCGGCTGGCGCTGCGTTTGCGCAGACGTCGGGTACCACTGTGGATGCCTCGGGCGTGCTGGCCGGCATCAGCGCCGCCAGCGTCGTTACCGCCATCGTCGCGGCCGGCGCCATCTACGCGCTGCCGGGCTTCGCGAAGTGGGCCATCAAGAAGGTGGCCGGCTTCTTCGGCTGATCCTCGCGCGTGTGCTTTGTTGGCCCGTACGACCCCGTACGGGCTTTTTTCTTTCTGGGGGTAGGGGGAATGCTATGGCTATTGTTCTACGCCGCCTTGGGCGGTCTCTGTGCGTACGCGGTGGTCGCTGGTTTCTCGGGCTGATGCTCCTGGTGCTGGTGGGCGTTGTGTACGCTGCGCCGTCTGCCTCGTACGGCAAGAAGGCCGGTGCAGACTGGGAATGGGTCGACCCTTCGCAGGGCAATCATGGCGGCTACTCGATGAACTACGAGGCCACGATCAATGTGGATGGCGTCTATGTCGGTAAGAGCGCCTATCGGCGTCAGCGGCTGCTTAACACGGCCAAGATGACCGGGGTAATTTTGACAAGCGCTGTCGCGTCGCCGTTGACTGGGGCGGCCTTGGGGATCGCTTTGGAGGCTGGTTTCAGCTATATCGACGGCAAGCTGAATCGTTCAACACCCCCTGATCCGAAGAATGGCACGGGTACGGTGTGTTTTGACAGTAACGGCTTCTGTGCGACGGGCTGGCCGACTCTCAGCGGTGTCTCGTATGTTGGGTACATCGGTAGCGTGCATCCAGGTTCGTATGACTTCCAGCCGCCGAACTGCAAAGACTCCGGTTGCACGCGCGTCAACATTCGCTATCGCCGTACCAATGGCCTGATATATGACATCGATTTGATGATGACGCAGCCGGCCCCCGGTACGCCGGTTCCTGTGACTAGTGCGACCGATGCAGCGGCGCTGTCGCAGTTGCAGCCGAAGCTTGACGGCATGAATGCAACTGTTGCGCGTAACCTGGCGGACTGGGCGCGCTCAAAGGGCATCGACGTGGGTACGTTCACTGACTACAACGGAAATGTGCTTGCCGGCCCTTTTGATTTTCCATTGCCTGCCAAAATCAGCAGCTCCATCGATCCGGTTACGGGCATTCGGTACGACACCAATGTCGTGCAATCGGTGCATGTCGAGGCAAACACTGATCCGGTAACTTCAGAGGCTGATCCGCTGAAGCTCACGCAGACCGAAACCAAGAAGGAGACGGAGACCGCGCCGGATGGGTCGAAGAAGGAAAAGACCACGACCACGACCACGACTGGCGGCGCGAACCGGCAGCAGGAAGAGAAGCCAGAGGAGCAGGTGGCGCCGTTTCAGGCGCCAGAGGGTGCGCTCTACGAGAAGAAGACCAAGACCTTTGAGGATGTGCTGGCGAAGTTCAAGAACACTGTCAGCGCCGCGCCCTGGATGGTCGCTGCGAAGGGCTTCTTCACGGTGAATATCGCGGGTGGCTCCTGTCCGCAGTGGTCGGTGGGGGCTTCCGAGTGGTTGCCGGCGATGGATGCGGGCCCCTACGTTTGTTCTCAGACCATGGTCACGCTGTACCAGCTCGGCGGCGTCATTGTGCTGGCCGTGGCGGCGTGGGCCGCTTTCAGGATCGCACTGCTATGAGCGGAATCGTCAATGCCATTTCGGCCTTTGCTTCGTGGCTGCTGTCGATCGTCGGCAAGGCCTTCTTGGCGCTGTGGGACCTGCTGACCGACCTCTGTGTCGGCGTGGCCGATCTGTTCTTCACCGCGCTGGCCGCGCTGGTGGTGAGTATCCCCGCGCCGGACTTCCTGACCTCGCACGGCCTGCAGAGCGCCTTCTCGCAAATGTCCGGGGACGTGCTGTATTTCCTCGGTGTGTTCAACGTTGGGCCGGGCATTGCGATGTTGGGCTCGGCGTTCGCCTTCCGCATGCTGCGCAAGGTGGTAACTCTCTTCCAATGGTGATGCCATGCTGATTGTTCACGAAGGGTTGCCGGGTGCCGGCAAGACGTGGGAGGCGGTAGTCAAACGGCTGATTCCGGCGCTGAAGGAGGGCAGGGCGGTGTTTGCCCGGATCAATGGTTTGGACCATGCCAAGATCGCGGAAGTCGCCGAGCTCGAAGAGTCGCGCGTGCGTGAGCTGCTGCACGAGATTCCAGAGGCGGACGTGCTCAAGTGGAATGACCTGGTCAAGAACGACAGCCTGGTGATCCTGGACGAGGCGCAGAACTTCTGGCCGCATGGCTCGTCCAGGTCGATGCCCCAGGACCAGATCAAGGCGGTGGCCGAGCACCGGCATCGGGGGCTGGATATCGTGCTGATGTGCCAGGTCCTGCAGGGTGCTGGTGGCGTGCATCCGGTGTGGGTCAACCGGGTCGACCAGAAGATCGTTTTCGAGAAGCTGAATGCGCGGGGCAAGGACCAGTCGTACAAATGGACCTCATACAAGGGCATGCACGACGGTCGGAAGATCAAGTTCACCCAGGTCAACAAGGGCACCGAGAGCTACGATCCGAAGTACTTCGGCACTTACAAGAGCCATCAGGCCGAGACGACCAACACCGCCACGTACAAGGACAACCGCACCAACATCTGGCACAGCCCGGTGTTTCGCAAGTGGGGGCCGGTGATGCTCGCCCTGGTGGCAGTGGCTGTGTACTACCTGTTCCACATGTTCAAGGGCGGCGGGTTCGAGCAGTCCCTGGTGAAGGACCAGAAGCCGGTCACGCCGCACGTGGTGACGACCACGACCGTGACCAGCACGCCAGCCAGCGGGGCAGCCGCGGTGCAGCCCACAGTACCAGGAGCTCAACCGGCGGGCCAGAGCGTGGCGCAGGTGCCGGACTCGATGGCAGCGGACTACGTGACCGCGATCTCGGCCAAATGGCGGCCGCGGCTGTCCGGCATGATCTACAACGGCAGGAAGGGCCGATTGCTGGTGGAGTGGTATGACGATTCGCTGCGGCTCAAGGAACGGCTGTCGGCGGCGCAGCTCGAGGAGATGGGGTGGGGCGTCCAGAGGTCGGCCTATGGCGAGCACGTGATGTTGCACAAGGCCGGCGCGCACATCGCGGTGACGAGCTGGCCGATCGAGCCGATGGGGAAGATCAGCGAGGAGACCAAGCGCGAGATCTCGGCCGCGGCTGGCAACGATGTCAGCCGCTCGGATAGCTAATTTCCGTTATGGTCAAAAGTGTAACAATAATTGAATATTCGTTACGCGTAACGTAAAATAGAATCATCGAAGCGGGAGGCCAATATGCGTGACGTAACGGATAATCGGACTGGCGAGTTGGAAGTGGGCGAGGTCAAGCGCGGTCGCGGCCGGCCGCGCAAGGCCGATGCGATGACCAATGCCGAGCGCCAGGCGGCTTACCGCGCGCGTCAGCGTCAATCCGTTACGGTAACGAAAAAGGTTCCGACCCGGCTGATCGTTGACCAGGTAGACGCGTACGACGAGTGCCGTCTCGAGGTGGACCAGCTCCGCGCCGAGCTGGCGGAAGTCAAGCAGCGGGAGGAGATCGCGTGGCGGGAAATGCGTCAGCAACGTGATGCCCGCGAGGTTCTGTCACGAGAGGTGGCCGATCTAAACCGTGAGTTTGTCCAGCTCGTGGATGAGCGCAGCAAGGCCTTTGCCGAGAATGATCGGCTGCGCGCCGAGCTGGCCGCTGCAAAGAAGGGCGCCGCAAAATCCGTAACGCGTAACGAAAATCAAGGGACGGTGCTTTACGCTGAGATCAAGCGTTCCAGCAAGTACTACGGCCAGACCGGGGCTGGTGAACTGTTCCGCGTGGGCATCTTTCCCGCGGGCGAGTACGTGGTTCAGGGTGGCCCTGGCGGGCAATATCGCCTGAAGGATGTTTGGCTCTGGGCAGTCGAGGCCGATGGCAAAAAGGTCCGCTTGGGGTGATCCGTTACGCGCAAGGCAGTAACGAAAAAGGGCGACTAGCGTTAGGAGTGTCGGCGCGCTGGTCCGCAGATAGATTGCATAGGCATGGGCCTGTGCTCGTAGTCTGTCCGGCCTCTAAGGCCACTCCGCCGACCGAGTAGCGGGTCACACGATGGCGCCGAGCTCGAGCTCGTGGCCTGCAGGCCAGCCACCCCTCTGCAAGCCGCTTTTGCCTTGCTTATCGATGGCATCCCAACCGGTAGCGTTGGTCTTGCAAGTGCTTCCGATTCTGTTTGAGCTGGTCCATAGTCTGCCAAGCGTTGATCTGGCGCATTGCGTTTTCGTTCGCGCGGAGCTGGCTGTCGATGGCTTGGCAGCCAGATCGCTGCTGGTTGTCGGCGAGGACCATAGCTTGTTGCTCACGAGCTATCTGAGCCTGATAGCGTTGGTTTTCCGCCTCCCGGGACGCCAGGTAGTCCTGCTGCATCTTTATCTCGTCGGGGGTAACCGAATAGCTCGATACGCTGCCGCCCATGCCGGCGGTGATGTCCGTGTAGCCGCTGGGACAGTACCGGTCCTGGGTGTACAGGATGCTCTTTCCGCTGCGGCATTTCGCGGCATGAACCGGGTTAAGCAAGGTGCTTACGATGGCGAGGGCAACAAATCCCACTGCGTGGGTGAGAGCGCGCATATTCTTGCTGTTTTTCGTTACTGGCGGCGTAACGATAACACGCAGAAGGCTACCTGCTGACGTGCGGCACGTCGGCGAACATTTCCCGATAGGCCTGCGATACTTCGAGTTGGTGAAGTCGTAGCGTGTCGACTGTCCAGGCCGGGATGGGGCGACGCCCCGCTTGCCAGTCACGGATGGTTCTGTCGCATCTGCGCAATAGACGAGTGAGTTGTTTTCGTGGTAGGCCGCTGGAAAGCTTCTCGAATTCGATTGGACTGACCCAGTGCCTGGACGGGTTCTTCATGACGTCTCCGGCAACAAAAAAGCCAGCACGCTAACGGTGCTGGCTTCTGCCTCTTAACCCCCGATACCGGGGGCTTGACTCTACATAACGCCGAATTTTCCGGCGCCCCTCAAGCTTGATTCGTTGCGCATAATAAGTGTTATGTCAAATACCACCCATACGACCCCAACCAGCCACTTGTAAAACCCACCCGGGATTGCAGAGACTTGATCCTCAATCACGCGATCCCCTGTACATGGACAAGCCCGCGCTGCCCCCGGACCCTTTGCTCGATGCGATGTTGCGCACCGTTCCGCGCCGCTATAGGCTGCCGGAACTCGACGACGCCCGCGCGCTACCCGTGGATGCCAGTCCGGCGACGACGCTGGCGCTCGTGATCGAACGGGCCCGCGCCGCACTGGAACGTGGCGAGATGCCGGATGCGGCTTTGAAAGATCGCTTTACCAATGCGCTAGCGCGCCTGGTGCGTGAAGCGATGCGTGCGGACGGCGGCGATCCGGTGTTTCAGGCCATGGTCTTGCGGCATCGGACCGCGTCCGTGCGGGAGTACGCCTCGCTGTCCGCGCGCGCGGACCAGGACCGCCGCGCTGTCCGCGCCGCCGTCAATGCGGTCGCCCATCCTGGCAAGCAGCAACGACTCGGCCCCGGCCCGCAACGCGAGGCGCTGGCCAGGCTGCATGCCTACGCCGGCGCTGCAGCCTGGAACAAGCTGCACGACGCCGTACAGCAGTTGCCGGAGATGCCGCAGACGCCCGCGATGGCTGGCGAACCGCCGGGAACACGCGGCCTGGCTCAATTGCGGGAACACCCGGCGCTGGCGCGTCTGCGCCGCCTGGATACGCTGGCGTCGGACCCGCTCGTCGCGCAATACCGGTCGCTGTGGGAACGGTACGGTCCGCGCTCGGGCAGCGCTTCGGCTGTCGCGCAGGGTCGGTCTTCGCGGCAGCGTGGCGAGGCCGCTGAGGCGCTCGCGGCGCGCGCGCTCGAGGCGTTGGCGCAGCGGCTAAACGCCGCGACGGGCGCATCGGCGCCTTACCGCGCGGTGACGTCGATGCGCGTACCGGCCGCGATTCCGGCCGCGCATCAGCACGCCAAGAGCGAATGGGATGTGGTGCTGCTGCGGAAAGCAGCCGCAGTCAGCGACACTGCCGATGACACCGCCGAAGGTACGCCGGCCTGGGATGTGTGCCTGCTGGTCGAGGTCAAGGCCTCGGTCGACGCCGCCGCCACGGATTTTCCGCGGCTGCTGCGTGGCTTGCGCCTGCTCGCGCATGCGGACCAGGACACCGTCTATCCGTTTGCGACCCGGCAAGGCACGGTGCCGCTGCGCGGTGCCGCGCTGCATGCCCTGCCCACCGCGTCTACGGCCTTGTCCCGCACGGTGCTCTATTGTTGCGACGCGCCTGCCGAGCCGACACCACGCCTGCTCAGTGCCGCCAGCCGGATGCAGTTGCTGTCGGCAACGCCGACGCTGGACTTTGCCGTCACGCTGACGGTTGCATCGGCCGCCGACGCCAGCGATCTCGAGCCGGTCTGGCTGGCGCTGCTGGAGTCGCCCGGCTGGCGTGCCGTGCTTAACCAGCTTGCGGCGTTGCGTCAGGTCCGCGAGCTCATGATGCATCCGGACGACTTGCTGGCCGCGGTGTA